ATCACCAAGAATACGGTAATCAATGAAGTAACGTCCAATTCCATACTTCTTAATGTATTTCGTGTAACCTTCAACGAGATCAAGATACTTGTAGATAAGATCCTCAATAGGCGTAATCAAAGAAGTGCCGTAGATACCATACGTTTCTCTACCAAGAATATCTCTAAACGTGTAATCATTTGCACAGAATGAACCATACATTACCTGTTCAGGACGATAAGAACCTGCTTCTAAATCATTAAGGTTGCCCATTTCATTGACATAAAAACGATTAATTGGAGGGGTAAGAATAAAAGTGACATCTGCACTACCCTTTGTTACACCACGCGGAACAATGGTAGTTTGCGACATGAGGAGAGGTTCAAATCCCATTTTATCAGGATTCTTAACATTGTTATAGAGTCCTACGTAAGTCCCATCCCTACACAGTAATCGTGCAAGAGTTTGTGTTTTCTCCTCGAAATTAATTCTTTCAGACCACTTTTCAAAGTTCTTTACAAGCGATGATTTTCCCTCAAACCTAATGCCCTTAACAAGCGTAAGAGCAAGTTTCTGAAGCGGAATGAATACATGAGGACTTGTAAGCGACAACTGCCGATACAGGTTGAACCTATTGGTTGTATCGAAATTTCTGTAAGCACCTGCTTTATATATTGTATCCTTACGCTCTATTCCAGTGGAGGCAAAAACCTTCACAATATTAGATTTCTTTCGATCTAAATCTATTGCTGCATTTGTTGTATCAGTCATATTATTATCTCCTATTTATACCAATCATGAATTTACGTTTACCGCGCTTTCCTTTCTCCTTTATCACCGCACTCTTGTTAATTGTCATACGCACAAGTCCTTCAAGTGCATCAGGAGCATCATCGTGCTTGTGGACCGGATACCGCACTAATTGATTAATCAGTTCAGGATACGCTTCAGTCCAATCATCACGAAACAGGACTTTGCCTGATGTAACAAACGGTTCAACAGATTCAATACGAATCCGCTTCTTCTTCTGATTCTTAATTTCTTTAATTTTCATGCGCTTACGCATGTCTTTGATTTTATCATTGCGTTCTTTAAGGTATTGAGAAATAAGACTCTGAAAACCGTTTGTTTCGATTCCAAGTTCTTCACAATTATAAAAGTTGTAATAATACACCATCTTCTCAATAGAAACATTTGGCGGTGATGTATTACTTAACCAACAATCACGCACGTAAAGAACATGGTCCTTGATTGCACCCACAACAATTACACAGTAATCATTCTCATTACCGAGTGCAGGATCAACGTAAATAACATGCTTACACCCTTTGAAATAAGAATTTTGTGCGCGTTCCTGTGGGAGTTTCAGTTCAGTGTAATAATGCAAGTTCTCCAGTTTAAATAACTGTGTTTCAGAGGGTAGCGGTTGGTTTAAATACTGACTTGAAAATTCTACTGCACCTTTCTCAATGCGAAGAGCCTGAATCTTTTGCTCATTATAAATTGAAGGATACTTTGGATTACCATCTTTATCTACAATGGAATCAATTTCAATATCATAACGCATAAACTCTGGTATTTTTGGATTTTGCTCAATTATCTCGCCATATAACTCATCGTCATGCCAACGAGTTCCTATGATCATCAGCAGTCCATCAGGTTCAAGAATTGAGATTAAATCCTTATACCAACGCTTCTTCTGCTCACGAATAGTAGCAGATTCACGGTCTGAGTCATTTGCGATGTCATCGCAGATAATAATATCATAGTGCTCTGATGTCATCGCTGCAAGAGCACCACGCGCCTTAAGGTTTGGTTCCTTCTTTACAACGCGCGGATGTAAGACTACTTCCTGCTGATTATCCTTAGTTATGATATTATCATTACCAAAATCAGCAAAGAACTGTTTAAGATTTTCATTCTCCGTAAGATGCTGTTTAATCTCGTAAAGAATCTGCTCTGCTAAGTCATTGGTAGCAGATGTAATCAAAATACGTAAGGTAAACTTTCCATCATGCTTCACGTAATCATCAAGCAGACGATCAATAACAAAAGAAACATCATAGATAGTAGTCTTATACGTTCCACGCGGTTTCAAGCGCATGATACGTTTGTGAGTCTTGATTGCTTCTTCAAGGTTATCGCACCACTCTTTATGAACATCCTCAGTTATTTTCTCGTAACCAAGCATGTATTTTGCAATATTGAAAAGAGTGAGGCGTTTACCATGATAAACAATATTCGACATTATTCATCTGGAATATACTGCACCCAGGCAGGAACAATGTGTTCAACCTTATCAACAATCTCACCGTCAAGACGCGCTTTCAGCAAAAGGAGTTCACGCTTTTCACGTAAGAGTTTTGCATGAGTAGGTGTGTTTTCCTTACCCTCTAAAATCATTCTACGTTCAAGTAGATTGATCTTGGCAAGTTCCTCAGTAATAACATCAACATTCTCAGAATCCTTAATCTTCTGAATCTCAATGTCTAAATCAGTTTCAGCAAATTCATCATATTCAAAAAAGATATGTTCACGATGTAATTTGAGATCCGCAACATCAACAAATATACCATCTGCTTCAAGTTTACTCTTCAGTTCATTAATGGGAATACTTGCCGTAAAAAGAATCGGGTCAACTACTGCACTTAAATCTGGATTCTGACAAAACACACAACCCTTTACATTTTTATTGGAAACAATCTTGTCTCCAACTTTTACACCCTGTTTCATGTAAGATACCTCGAAAAATAGTTAATATAAAATAGATAGTATAATATCTGAAAATACTACTATTTAAATGTTTCGTATAAAAGTAGAAAAAAGTTAAGAAAAGTGTAAGAATAATGAGAAAAAGTTAAGAAATTAGAATATAATCATTAAAATTTTCATACATATCAGGATATTGTATTCCCACTTCAAAAATTGATTCACCCTCAGATGTGCAATTAAAATATCTTATTTCCATTTCTTGACAATCAGAATCAAACTCTTGCAACTTTTCAATTAACTCTTTAACTTTCATTTACACACCTCAAATAATCATAATAAATTTACCAAAATCTTCATCGTTTCTAACTATAATGTCAAATATATGAGCACCACAGTATTCACCTTCATGCTCTGTTCTTACAATACTTTCCTGATCATGCATCTGTAACCTTTCAATTAACTCTCTTACATTCATTTCAACCACCTAATGATAAATTAAACAAACATCTTCACCAAAATTATCAGGATCACATACTTCTAAACAATCAGCAGACCAAAACCATGTATCACTAACTCCAAAATAAACAAGTAGGTTAGGGTTAAGTTCTTTTAACTTTTCAATTAATTCACCAACATTCATCTCTTACACCTCAAAACACTATACAAATCTTACCCAATTCCTCTACATCCACTTCTTCAACAATCGTAATAAAAGCATAATAAAAATCCTTATAGAAGTTATACACTTCCAGGTCAGGATCAACCTTCTGTAACTCTGCAATAAGTTCACTGACTTTCATCTCTTACACCTCAAATCACTAAACAAACTTTACCATGATTTGTTTCCACAACTTCAACGCCAACGATTGTACTATAATAAAAATCTTCATGGAAATTCTGCACTTCCAGGTCAGGATCAATCTTCTGCAACTCTTTGATAAGTTCACCAACATTCATCTCTTACACCTCTGACTCATGCCCACATGCATGACATCTGTAGCCAACAATCAATATTTCAGTAGCGGTAGTTGAACCCCAGGGATGTGACTCATAGATTAACTTGTAGTCCTCATATTCGAGTTTTGCGCCACAATCACTACAGTAGTCCATGTAGATACTGTAGGAATATACTTCACCACTTTCAGTAAGGTAATGCTTACCACATGTAAGGAAATGCTTACCACATTTAAGTTGTTTACTGCCCGATACAACTGAAACACCATTCTCTTCTATTTCCTTACGTAGTTCTGCTATAGACTGCCCACAGCACTCACAATACCCAATTTCATACATCCTTCTTCACTCCAAACAATTCTTCTCTTACATTTTCAATTCTTGTCTTACTGATCAGCACATTCAGTTTCACAAAGAAACAACTATTGTCATTGGTTCCTACAGGACATTCAGAACAATCACCTTCACATTCAAATCCATTATTGAAAGGAAGGTTATTAATACTCTTAATCGATTCAAATACATTAAGCACCATTTTGTTGCCCATTACTCATCACCTTCACAACAATCATTATATTCTTTCCATAATGCATCAAGACATTCTTCACTACATACATGTGTTTCAAAACTCATACTAACCCATGATGTCTTTTCCTTACATACTTCACAAGGATATACATTTGCAGATTTAAAAATAAGTAAATCCTTTGGTTCAAAATCTAGTTCAACATTAGGGAACTTCTGATCAAACTTCATTACTCATCCCTCACACAATATGTATGCAATGTCTCATCCTGCCAAATCTTCTTCAAGTAGCAACTATTACAGATCCTATCTTTCTCACCTGCACATGAAAGAGGAATGTTTGCATCCTCTTCGGTTGTCTCGTATGCTCCTCCACATACCTTACAAGTTGTTATAGCCATGTTTAATCCCTTACCGTGTATCCAAATGGAACCTTACCATCAATGATTGACTTCCAATGTTCTTTGACTTCATCACAAGCGTAATCACATTCCATAAGATGTTTATTTGCTTGATATTGAAGATAATTCCATGTGTCCTCTGTAATTACCTTTTCAAAGTGTCTTTGATACTGTGGATAAAGCATCTCATCATAATTAATCATGCGTAGTGGTTTATTCTTGTATGATAAACCCCAATTCTGAATATACTCCCACATGATACATCCAGCCTGAAATCCTGTAATACCATAATACTCTGCCATTGCCCAGGATGCACCAAGTGTAGCAGCAGAGGTAGCGTAAGCAGTAGTATTGTAATCATGATCAGGATACTCATTAAGCATTTTAATAAATGCAGGTAGTGTTTCTACCGTTTGTTTTGCTGCCTCGCTATACCATGCATCTCGTAGTGCAAACAACTCTTCATTACTCATATCCTTTGACATGGATATAGTGTAAGAGATTATAGTATATAATTATTTTGAAAATGGATTGTTATGTAAGTTACGTGTAAGGACAGTATCATAATATATTATAATATTATTATTACTCTTATCTTACCTGAAGATCCATATTAGTAAGAATCATGTAATGAATATGTATACTATTTTCTTACCCTATTCTTACAGGTGTAAGATGGTCATTACATGACATGCGATTTCATAAGTACTATAAGTAATGATTTGCAAATCTATTATCAGTAAGAATCATCATTACACTTGTCCTACAAGAATCTCATTACAAGTAGGATTTCATAAGTACTGTACAAGTACTGTACAAATCTTTTTGCAAATTGATTTGCAAATAGGTATAGGGTAAGAATCATGTAATGATGTGTATTACGCTAGTCTTACATGAAATGGAATTTCATAAGTACTGTACAAGTACTATGTACATTACTTTATGTACAATATATATGTACATAATATGATTACAGGGTAATCAACATAGTATTATGATTACGTGTAATCATCATTACACTTGTCGTTACTCTTGTCCTACA